GTGAGGTCATCAGGAGCAACCCATGCACCATCACGATTCTGTACCTGTACCCAATTCATCTTGGCTTGTTTCACATATGCATACTCAACATAACCAATACTTCCTGGTAATTGGCGAACCAATGCACTTACACCTTCATTACCTTTACCACCAGCACCAACTCTCCAGTTTACAGCCGTGCCCTCACCAACTTGTTCTTTCCAATCTTTAGAAACTTTACTTAGATAATTTGTCCAAATAAATGTTGTGCCTGATCCATCTGCACGGCGAACTGGCATAATAGCTTCGTCAGGAAGATTTAGATTAGGATTCAAAGTTTTAATTGCTGCATCATTCCATCTTGTAATCTTACCGAGATAAATGTCAGCAAGAACTGTACCAGTCAAACGCAATTGTCCTGGTTGTATAGTTTTCAAATTAACTACGGGAACAACTCCACCAATTACGGTTGGAAATTGCATAACTTCCATACTCTTTAGTCTGTCATCTGTCAAGGGCATATCACTTGCACCAAATACTACAGTGCGACCTTCAATTTGTTTAATACCTGCGCCAGAGCCAACACTCTGATAATTGATTTTGATACCAGTTTCTTTATTGTAAGCATCAGCCCACTTGGCGTACAATGGTGCAGGAAATGTTGCGCCTGCTCCATTGATTTGTGCGTGTGCTGAAACAGTAAATGCTGCCAGTAGTGTCACAAATAGTTTTTTCATTTTATCTCCTATAATTTTGGTTTTGTCAGGATTGACGCAAATATTTAGAGCCCTTGAATCGAGGACCACTTCTTTAGTTTTTCTCTTTTTGCTTTTCGTGCAGCATTGATATTTGCATCAGACACAACACACTTCTCAACCATAATATCAATCATGGCCAACAAATCACCAACTTCTTCTTCTAGTGATTGTTGATTAGTTTTGTTTGTGGTTGGGTGTACAGAATCAAAACCAAATCGGAAAATTTTTGAAATCGATTGTGTTACTTCAGCACATTCTTCTTGTGTAATACAGAAGATTTCTTTCACTTGATTATTCATTGAGCAACACCTTACTCGCGTCAAAACCATTTACAAAAGTTTCAGCAATAACTTCTGCTTGTTCAAAATTTGTAACAGTCCGTTTTTCAATAATTCGGTTTCGAATATAAAAAGTTACTTCCCATTTATTGAAACGTTCGTCCCAATGTGATTCAATCAAGAGAACAGTTGCTTTTCTGTCGCCTGATCCAAGGTATTCATTTAGTTGCATAAAATATCCTTACGAAATAAGTCCGATAAAACGGTTTAGAATAACACGATTGTTAATTCTTCCACCCGCATATTTACTGAATGCTGATACCAAACTGCGTGTAGTAGCATTTTCTTTTACTACCAATTCTTCTTCATCTTCAGTATCCAATCCTTTGGAACGCAAAACATAATAGTCATCGAAACCCAGACCATTCACAATAGAATAATTATTCTTCTTGAAATTTTCAAGAATCTTATCCCTTTCAAATTGCGATTTCACTTCAGGATAAAAATTATACATTTGTGCTCGGAAGCTTCTGTGGTCAGTCACAAAGAAACCAATCACATGAGAATTGGTTCGTTTCTTCAAAAGTTTGATTAAGGCTGAAGTCTGTGAATTTTTTGTCAGACGCCTCTCATAAAACTTTTCTTCAAACTTGGTAACAGGATCACGAACGATCATACCCAAAACTCGCTTGTATGAGTTTCGATTAAAAGTAATATCATCAGCTCCAGTTTTGTTGAATCGATATGACAAAAACGATCCTTCACCATCAGTCAAGAATACAGTATTGACAACTTGTAGTTTGTTTTTCTTTTGAAAATGAGGAACAATTTCAACTGCAGCAATGATAGCTTCATTCAGCGGTGTACCGGAAAGTGAAAGCCATTCTGGCGTTACAGGTCTGTAATATTTTCCAATGCCTGCCATACGCATTAGTGCGCCACCAGCAGTTACAAATTCTGATGGTGTCATACGGCTCGAAAGAATATTAGCAAGAGAAAATCTGTAAAGTTGCAAATCACCAGCTTTTGGTGTTTGTTTGTACATATATTCAGGTAGAGTTGAATCTACAAACGAATAAACTTCATACGGAATGTTTACTTTTTTGCAGAACATCACCAAATTCAGAAGTTGTTTCACAGTATTGCCAATATGATTGGTCATAGAACCAGACCAATCCAAGAACATCACAAGCCCATGTGATTTTCCATTTGGTGTGATAGCAATTCGCTTGAACAAATCTTCACTAAAACTATAAGAATAGATTCGATTTAGATTCAGTTCACCAGTTTTTGCTGTGCTGGTGCGCTTAAGTTGGTCAGCATTCTTGCGGAGTTCAAATTCCTTTGCAAGATACGAGACAACTTTGTTAGATTCTTTACGGAATTTGTTGAATTCATCAACTTCAACAACGTAACCATCATTCACATATTGACGATACAGATTTTTGTAGTCAAAAATGCCACTTTTCATGTCGAATTTGGGCAAATTCACATAAGAATACTCAACTCCATCTGTGTTGAAGAGCTGTTTTTCATTTTTCTTGTATGCTTCATCTGTTTCCGAGCGAATTTCTGATTCTTTTTGAGGAAAAGACTCTTGATTTGAGAAAGTTTTATTTGATTTTTCTTCAGCTTTTTGTTCGGAAGTGTCTTCCGAGTTATCATTGTCTTTTTTCTCAGATTCGGAATCTGAAGCTTCTTCATTTTTCTTAGATTCTTCAGTGCTTTCTTCTTTTTCTTGTTCGTTGGAACTATTTCCTTCAGAGTTATTGATGTCAAATTCAAAATCATAGTCACCAGAATCATCTTCCGAAATTTCAAATTGAGGAGTTTTTTGCATTTCCTCAAGTTCTGCTTTCATATACTCAACAATACGGCGAGAAACTTTAACTACATCATCATATGATTCTGCGGAATCAATATCTTTGATCAAATCCTTTTCAAAATCCGAAAAATGAATGTTGAGTGTTGCACCACCTTTGTAATGCATGTTAACTCGGTCAATGAAATTCAATGCATTGAGGTCTTTTCCTTCAGTTTCGAAGAAATTTCGTTCCATCAATTCTTTGTAACCTCTGACGAAAGAGTTTTTCAAACCAGGATATTTTGATTTGATCTTCTTTTCGATACGAGCATCTTCAACGACATTGATAATCGACAAATTATCATTGTTGTCCTTGGCCTTTTTCATTCCTTCGATAGGAGTGTACAGCGCATGTCCAACTTCGTGACCCATAAAAAGGTCATAGAGTTCAGGAGAAATGTTTTCATCTAGAATGGGTACAACTAGCACTCGGTTTTCCACATCAAAGTATGCGGTATGTACGCTACGTTGTTCAACGATAAGGTTTTCGGTGGCCATCAACTTGGCCAGTAGAGATTTGGTGTCAAAGTTCATGATATTTCCTATGTTGTGTAACTATTATAACACAATCAATCATCGGATACAACACTCTGTTGTGTATTTGCAACTTTTAGGTGTATGGCACCATCTTTTACTTCCCAGGAAAGAACAGTTCCCTCTTTCCAACCAACTTCTTTCATCAAATCTTCAGGAAATTGAAGTAATAATTGTTCTGGATTGTCAGGATCTTCAATTATATCCGCGGTATACATTTTCGGAAATTTCTTCTTGCAAGGATTTGTATTTGTCTTGATCATTTTCCCATTGAGACATTACAGCCCAACGCCTGGTGATCAAATCCAACTCTTTCCAATCAATTTCAGAATTTTTTTCTTTGTTATTTTCGTTTTCTTGCATATTCAATCATCTCCGCATAGCTGCCATGTCTTTAGCTTCGTTTTCCGTGAAAACCGGAACAGCATTTGACTTATGTAGTGTGCCAATGCCGAGCATTTTATCGCCGGTATACTTTTTCGGCTCAGCTTTTGTTGCTGGTGTACTGTCGAAAGAACACAAACTTGGAATATATGCATTTTTTCGAATGTGTTGTGTTGAATTCAACTCAAAAGCCTTGACATTTTTTGTTGGCTTTAGTCCGCGAGAAAAATTTGTTGTCATTTTGTTGATTTCTGACAACCACTTGTCATGTTGCTCTCTTACAGCTTTAGGAACGAGCTTTCGCTTCGACTTTTTTGAACTAGTGTAGATCATCATAAAGTATCTCCATAACAGATAAATGAATTATATCAGATATGCAGATAATTGTCAATATAGTGTTGTTTTAATACAACTCAGTAGTGATTTTTGTTACGCTTTCTGGAAGATTTCTGATAGTCATCTTCACCATATTCACCAAAATAATTATCGTATTGATAATTAGCTAGTTTTTTAGCGGGATTGTAAGTATTTCTTTTTTTGCGATTACTAAAATTTCCGTAATCGTCGTTATAGTCTCTGTCTTTACGAAACTTAGGAATAAGTTTAGCCACTTTTAAGATAACTCCTTTTTTTAGGGCAAAAGATTAGGAAATGCCTCTTTAACGAACTTGTAGTCGAGGCCTTTTACATTCTGGTCTTTTTGTAAGATACCAAGAATAACTTCCGCTTCACGCGGTTCAATAGATTCGAGCATTTGAATTAGAAGCTCATTTCGGCGTTGTTCTGTTAGTTGTTCAGCTGTTGTGTTGCCTTCCAAGAAAAGATACAACCTACGCAATTGTGAATTCATGTTGTCGTATGTTATACCTGGCAGCATATCACTCGGAACTTTATAGTTTTCGGGTAGTTCTTTAACTTTCCACTTATAGTTCGGATGAAAAGTCAATTCCAAAATTTTAACAAGTGTTGCTGACAGATTATTTTGAATTATAGCCATTCTTTCTTTTTTATTTTTGGCTGCTTCAAATTCATCAAAGATTTCATAGATTTGTTTCATCAAAATTCCTCAATCACATCCATTAGATTTTTAAGTTTGTGTTCGATAAAATAATTTAAGATTTTACCTTTTGCGGCGGGTTTTGTTTCATCATAGGTATTTATGATTTTGTCTCTAATTTCAGTAGGAATGAAAGTCAAGTCAATTAGTGTTTGGTTGCGAGAGTAACCAATCTTTGCATTTTCATCGGACCAATCATCATAACTTTCCGACAAGAATTTTTCCATTTTTGTTTTGCCAATGGTTGTCTGGCGCAATTCACGAACGAAACAATCCGATGGTGATAGAATATTGGGAATACCATCACCCTTATCGCCTTTAATAATTTTTTCCTTCAGTTCAACCATAGGATTATCCGACACAAGAAATTTCTTCATTGCAGGATTGTATTGTTTAACCTTAAATTTTCCAGTATTGTATCTTTGCAACTGTAGAAAATCACCGTCACTTGAGATAATCAAAATATCTTCAAACATAATGTGACGAGGTACAAGTGTGCCAATGATATCATCAGCTTCTGCACCTTCAACATCAATTACTTTATACGGAAAGTTTTCTTTGAGTTCAACCTTGAATTTGGCCAACATATCAAAGATGAGGTGCCAATCCAAATCAGACTTTTCCCTGGACTTCTTACGACCAGCTTTGTAGAAAGGAAAGTATTGTTTGCGCCAATAGTTTCTGTTGTCTGAACACAACACAACTTCTCCGTATTCACCACGGAAATTTTTAAGGTGTGTTCGAATGATGTTCAACACCATATGGCGAATCAAACTTTCTTCCAACTGAACCTTGGGCTTTGCGTTGGCAATCTGTGCCATGAGGCCTGCCAGTAGAACTTGGTTCAAATCAACGAGAATCATAATAAACCTTTAGATAGTTTCCAATGTTTGTATTTTACAGCATCTTGTCAAACTTGTCAAGTATCTCACCCATAAATTGGTGGGAAGTTGTTGTTTTTTTCGCAACCACACCATACCAGTCGGAATCAATTAGACCAGAAACATATTCTCTCGGATCCGAAAATATAGCTTCAAATTGATCAAAATCCTTGATATTAATTTCTTCATCGGTCCTGAATAATAAAATATGCCAAGACGGACCAATTTCTGTATTATCAATTAATTCACCAGGATTTTTATATTTGTTAAATTGTATACTAACTCTATTCTGATCTTCATTGGGAGTAAAAAACAAAACATCAAAATCGTTTTGTTCTTTTAAGAAACTTAACATTGCAATCCTTTTATATGTGATTTTCTTACTCTAACCATAATCCATGTATTATAGTAATTATCACTTTCTAAAACATTATTTAAAAATTGTTCTTTTGCTTCCAAATAACCGCACTCACCTTTACTCTTACATAGGTGAATTATTTCTCGGTGAAATGTATTTTGTCCCTGAGTAATAACATCCTTTTTTAATTCTTCATTACTGCCATAATAATTGGCCCAATCAGAAAAAACTTTAAATTTTTTCTTTTTGCCTTTTACTTGTTTGGTTTTCGAAGAATAAAAAAACTTTTTACCGATATATTTTCTATTAGTTGATAAATTAGTGATACAGTATACGAAACCATAATTTTCACCAATCATATCTTCAGTAAAAGTGTTATCTTTATAAATCCATGTTAATTGTTCTTGTCCCATTCATCCTCATCCAAATCATCTTCATCTTCTATATATTCTGATTCGGTGAGTTCTTCGATGGGTTCGCCACAGAATGGGCAAAACTCTGGATATTCTTCTGATGTTAATTCTTCCATATATTGTATATCATAAGTTGATTCACAGTTGAGGCATTCGCCTGTTACAGATTTTGTTACCATATTACTCCTTTTCGTACATTACTGTATCAGTATCACCAAGTGACCATTTTGGATTGGTTTCAACACGATACAATTTTGTACAGACTTTGAAATCTGGAAACTTTAGTTCCTTTGGATTAGAAGCTGCATCGAGGAATATGCAACGATTATTTGGTTGTGCTGCATATTGTCCATTTTCTAGTTGAATAAAATTAAAAGATTTGTGATCTTCAGGCCATTCAGCATATGTAGTATCAATAGTATTTGGATCCGAAAATCCATTATCTATTGTAAACATATAATCACCCCTGTAAAAGTTTTTATCTTTTGCGTAAAATTTGCATGATAAATTTTTCAAGAATGATTTTTGTATTACGGTGATTTCATTTGAAAAACAATCCCAAATTTGTAATGTATCTAAAGGCAAAAAAGAACCTAAATTATTTGTTCTTGAAACAAATGCGTGTAATGGCAATTTGTCATAGAGAGCACCATAATTTGGCAAATATGATTCTATTCTAAATGCTTGCCCGCGAATTGATTTTGCAGTTACCCAAATACATGGTTCGAATTCACCGTGGCCCTTTTTGAAGTCATATAGAAACTCTTTTCTAATCCAACAATGAACCGGTGGTATGTTTGCTACGAGAAAAGACATTAAAATCTCCGACTCGACAAAACAATTTTACAAATGTGTTCCAATCTTTCTATATGTTCAAATGCGCGCCATGGACTAGTATCGACTGCTACCACACCATGCCTGTCCATTCCCACAATATTGTATTGAACTTTGCCGGTCTTTTTATCAAATCCTAAATTTTTAACACAAGCGTCAGCTAAATCCTGTGTAATGGGTGGCAACAACGGAACATTGGGTGCAACACTGGTGTACCTACTCAATTCGGGAAACTCATTTAACAAATCAGGTAATTGTATGCCAGCATACATTGCTGCTACTGTATATGTTGGATGAAAATGCAATACTACTCTGACTTCAGTATCAATATTACTTTGTAATGCAAAATGCATCGGCAATTCACCACTGGGTTTTAGATTTTTACTAATATCAGTATATTCCATTTCTTCCCAAATGTCAGTAAGAAATGGTGGCACCGCACTCATGACTGTAGAAAACTTAATCTTCTTAAACATTTCTGGCTGAAGATAATGTTTTCTAATACCACTAGGTGTAACGTACATGTGGTTTCGGTCGTGCCAGCGGATACTGGCATTGCCATCTCTGGCAGTAATCCAGTTCCGTTTGTATGCTTCTTGAAATAATTCACCTATAGTTTCTAACATATCAATGTGCCCAAACCTCTCCCCAATTTCCTGTCAAAGCACCCTTTGCATAGTCGGTGGCACGATTCTCAAAGAAGTTGGTGTGTGTTGGAGCATTAATCATTTCTTCAACCCAAGGCAAAGGATTTTTCTTCACTTTAAAAATACCCTTCATGCCAAGTCCAATCAATCTTCTGTCAGCAATATAACGAATATACTTTTTAACTTCTTCTTTTGTGAGACCTTCCATTTCAGTGATGCCGAAAGCAAGGTCAATAAATTTATCTTCCAAGTCAACCATCATTTCAGCAGTTTGATAAATCTTGCTTTTTAAATCATCATTCCAAATTTCTTGGTTTTCTTGTACATAAGTTTTAAATAGTTTCAACATAGATTCACAGTGCTGAGTTTCATCAACGATTGACCATGTAACAATTTGACCCATACCTTTCATTTTTCCATGACGAGGAAAATTCAACAACATAATGAAAGATGAAAATAATTGCATACCTTCGGTGAATGCGGAGAATGTAGCAATATGTCTAGCTGTAGAAGCTGCATCACCATTTTTACTGGAGATATTCATGACATATTCATGTTTATCTTTCATTTCATTATACGCTAGAAACTCATTGTATGTGGTTTCCGGAAGGCCAAGAGTTTCGATAAGGTGTGAATATGCTGCAATGTGTAAAGCTTCACGAGCAGCAAAACCCATCAACATCATGCGAACTTCAGGTTGTGGAAAGTAAGGCAAATAGTTGCGAACATAACCACCAGCAACATCAATATCACCTTGAGTAAAGAATCTAAAAATGTGTGTTAGAAATTGTTTTTCTTCATCTGACAGTCTTTTCTTCCAATCCTTAACATCTTCTAACATTGGAACTTCTGTATGTAACCAGTGTGATTGTTCATGTTTCAACCACGCATCATAAGCCCAAGGATAATTAAATGGTTTGAACGAATCTCTATTGTCAGTTAACTTTGTATTTGCTTTTTTAATCATTTAAC